CGCGCACCGCCGGAATTTTATCGGTCGCCTGCACCGTGCCGCCGTCTGTCATGGCGGATATTTTGGTATCGGCCGCAAAAGCGCCGCTGCCGCACACCAGTAGTGCAAGCGCAAGTAATATTCTCATGTTCATGGGATTATGCCTTTTCAGGTTTGGGGAATTGCTTCTTTGTGCTTGCCACCGCATCGCGCACGGCAATGGCTTCTTCGGGAATGGCGCGGTTCAGCACCAGCGCGTCCACCATCTTCCACAGCGCATCGAGCTGCTCACCCACCGTGGGGTAATTGGCTGCACGTTCGTCGCGGTATTTTTCGCGGGCCACATACTGCGCATGCGCAACTTCTTCGGCATTCCGCCGCGCGATCTCCTGCTGCGTCATCTTCTGCACGCCCTGCTTTTTGAGCGCATCCTTGTCACCTTTTTTCAGGGCACGGATGCTGATGGCGGTGTTCTTCATCATAATTGTGTATTTACCCCGTACATAAAGATATCGCCGGAATCTATGTTTCCTGACTGGAAATAGAACTGCACGCCGTCAATGGCAGTGCCAGTCGCGTGGTTTCCGCCGAAGGCCACACGGGTCACATAATCAGCATCGGCCATCAGGTCGCCAACGAACTGCGCCCGTCCGGAGTTGCCGATATTGTAGGCCATGATCAGGCCATGCACGCCGAAGGACGTAGCCAGCGCGGCAAGGCTCAGCACGTTGGGCACTACGCGCAGGGACGTGGCGGCCTGCTCACGCGAAACGGTCATGCCCACCTGCGTCAGCGACGAAACCGACGTATAATTGGCGTCGCTGTCGAAACCGCTCACGCCGCTGCGGCTGATGCGCATCCTGAGCGCGGAGCTGGTAGCAGGCGTCAGGTTACGCAGCAGGAAGGCATACACGCCGAATTCGTTGGTGATGTCGCTGGTGAAATCGTAACTGGTGCCGCCGCCGCTGGCCACGGCCAGCAGCTCCCAGCCTTTGCTTCCCGATTGCGACAGCCCGATGATCTGGAATTGCGTGCCGTCATACGTGATGCGGTAAACGCCGCCGCTCTGGATATCGCCCGCTTCCAGTGCGCCCAGCACGCCGTCGGCGAGCTTGTAGATATTCTTTGTGCCTAGGCCGTTGATATTCACCGTCACCGCGCCGGTGTTGTCCGCCGTGGCGAGGAACTCGACCGCGACACCGCCGGTATATGCCAGGAGCGCTGGCGCAAGCGTAAGTGTTATGGCATCGCCGGTGCCGCCTGCCGTGGCATAGCCGAAGGCCTGCTTCTGGCAATCCGAGAAGTTGGGCAACGGCCAGCCGCCTGGGCGCGTGCCGTCCCCCACATGCAGGCGGTCATCGGTCAGGTTATTGACCACCTCGCCCTCGGCTGGCGTCATCGCGGCTATCTGCGCCGCCGTGCCACGGCGTGTCTGTGTCTGCGTGCTCATTACACTACATATCCCCAATCATCGGTTACGGTTACGGGGTCAGCCACGCTGCCCCAGTCATTGCTGGTGCCAACAGCATCTGCCACGCTGCCCCAGTCATTGGTGACACTCACCCCTCCGGAGGAACCCACCACGGCACCCAGGATGGTGGTCCATGTGGCGGATCGGACGCCGAGGTTGTTGCGTGCGCGGATGCGCAGGTCGTATTGCGTGTTGACGGAAGCCGTCAGCACCGGGCTGGAGGTGAGCGCCCCGTCCACAAAGAAGGAAGGCTGCCAGTCGTCATCCGCCGTGCGTTTGAACTGTATCTCGAAGCTGCCGTTCTCGCGCACGAACGCGTTCTGGTGCGGGTTCCATTTTAGCGAGAGGCTATACACCACATCGCCGTCCACCGAGTCGATCGCGCGGCTGCTGAACGAAAGCCCGGTGACCGCTTCCACCGTGAACACATCCGGCAGGTTGCTGTTGGGCGCGGGGTCGACGTCAATCGCCTCGCCCGATGTCCAGTCATAGATCGCTTCCGCCGTTTCGCGCAGCGTGAGGCGGGTGAGCAGGCTGGGGTTATCCCCGCCACTCACGGTGAAGGCCATCTGCGTCACCTCGAACGGTTTCTCCTCGATGCCCACGCGCTCAATGGTCAGGTTCACGGTGTCACCCACCTGCAGCTTGAATGCCTTCATGCTGAAGGGGATGGTGTAAATGATCTCCTGCCGCGCCCGGAATAGTTCAATTTTAGCAATGCGCTGCGCCGTGGTGGGGCGCGGCGTGAATGGCAGGTTCAGCTCCCTGGGGTATTCCTGCCCGTTATCCTGGTCGATGAAGGTCTGGTACCGCGCGATCGGGTAGTCGTCCTCCTTGAAATTGCTCAGCGGCGTGATGTATTTGCCTTTTATTACGTTTTCGCGCTCGCTCATGGAGATGGCGGTCTTGAAGCTGATGGGCCCGCGCATATCGCCGATGCCCAGCGTCAGCTCCGGCTCGCGCCAGGCGCCTGCCAATATCCGCCAGTAACCGCCTGCGGGCACGGCGCGGCCTGCGATCGAGTTGCACAGGTCGTTGAGTGTCTCACCCAGCGTGCGGGCTGTATCCACGATGCCAGCGCCATGGTAGCGCGGCTCGCCGTTCTTGCGGATGACGATGCTGCCGGACCCACCGCTGGTGAGGTTTACCGCGTTGCCTTCCATCGCATCTTTGAGCGTTGCCGCCAGTCTGATGCGCGGCGTGGTGATGATCTGGTAAGGGATCACATAATAGTTGGTGGCCGTTGCCGTGCCGCCGGGTGCGCTGCCGGGAGCCACCACTTCCACCTGGTCGCCGATCTGGAACAGCAGGCGGTCGCCGGTGAGGGTGATGATGTCCGTGGCGGTATCCACGGAGGCCAGCGTCATGTCCAGCGCTTCGGTGGTTACGATCTCGTCGCCGATATTGGCCTGCGCGGCAAAGTTGTCGCTGTCCACATCGCTGTCCGATGCCTCGTAGCCGAAATCCGCTTTATGGATAAAATCTGAAACGAACAGCGGCGCATTGGTTGTAAAGCGTGTCTGGCCGTCGCGGTAGTCGTAAAGCTTCCGGCCTTTCACAATGGCGCTGAAGTTCGGGAAGCCGTTGGGGAATACGTCCTGGTTCTTGGTGGCGGTAATGTATAAATACGCCCTGCCCTGCCCCCTGAATTCGTTGGTCCATTCGGGAATCTCAGCCACCGCCACTGGATCCGCTACCTGCGTGGATGAGCCCAGATGCTTGCGGATACGCAAATTTCCTGCATACCGCCCGGCGATCACGTTTCCTTCCGCATCGAGATGGTCAGGTGGGATGCAATAATCCCCTGCCCATATCTCATCAATGCTGGTCAGCTCCGATGCCGCCAGCACGATGAACGAATGCAGCTTGCCGTTGCCGCCGGTCACAGTCATGTGCACATAGGCATCGGCAATGCGCGTGTGGCCGTAAATATGCTTGTGCGGCTGCGCGGACTGGCGCACCGCAATGGTGTTGCTGCTGATCTGGTTGACTTCAGCCGGGCGCTTGGGCTTTGGTGTCAGGGCGTATGAAAGCCCACCCAGCACCAGCGCACCCAGCGCCGAGGAGATACTGAATCCGAGCGTCAGGCCTGCCGCCACCGTGAAAGTGGAACCGGCGATCACACCCGCAGCTACTGCGCCAATGACCGGGGGCATCAGTAACTCCAGACAAATGTTGCAAGTTTCAGCGGCAGGCGCACGACGCGTAGTTCGGTCATCGCGGCGATCTGTGTGCCCGTGTCATCCACAAAGCCTGCCGTCAAGCCTGCTTCCAGTTCCATCGCCACCACATCGCCGCGTTTGGCGAGGCGGTAGTTCTGATGCGGTTCAACGCCCATTTGCGCGGTGACAAACCTGACCATACCGCCTGCACCAGCCATGATGGCTTCCGCACCGGCGGCATCGTGATAAGTTCCACGCTGACTGGCGGCGGGGTCGGTGCCGGTGAGCAGCAGCACAGCGTCCGCCACGAACAGCAGGCAATCGTTGCGCCCCCACTCAAACGGGGTGCCGCGGCGCTCGCGCAGGAAGCGCGACAGCAGCAGCGGCCAGTTCTGTTTTCTCACCATACGAGTTCCTTGTCCTGCAGCTGCGCGGTGTAATCAAATAACCGGTCACCCGTATATTGTGATTTCTGGTCTTCCGGCGTGTAGCGGCGCTCTTTGGTGCGGCGCAGTTTCAGCAACACGCTTTCCGCCGAGAGCTTGATGGTGGCCGTCTGGCCGTCATCGTTGAATTCCATCACGTCCATCAGTCCGGTGAAGATGCGGCAGGGATCACCGAACAACTGGTTCTCCAGCAATATCTTGCCGCCGCTTTCCGTGAGGAAAACCCCGCTGTCATCTTCCAACGCCACCGAAGCGGTAACGTTCACCATGCCCAGCCACAAGCGGCAGGGACGGCTCTGGTAGCGTTCAAGCGTGGCCAGCGAGATCATGGATGACGGGATGCCGTTCAGCCCCATCACCACGCCTGCGGCCTGCATGTCCTGCGTTTCCTGAATATCCGACACGCTGACAAAGTTGCCAAGGCCGATGAATTCGCGCTCCCCCCAGGTGAGGGTGCCAAAGCCCGTCCACGCGCGGATAGTGCCGCTTTCAAACTCGAACTCGGCGAGGATGGCAGGCATCATCCCGCCGGAGGATATCTCCTCCAGCAATGCGTCACTGATCTCGCGCATCAGATGACCCCCATCGCCTGGAATGAGAGGCGGTAGACCGGGCCGGGGTCAATGGACCAGCTCACAGTGTTCTCCACCATGCGGAACAGGCCGCGCGGGTTGTTCACTACGATCGCGGCGGAATCAGCAGGCGCGGTGACGATATCAGGTGTCACTTTCAGGGATGCCTTGCCGCTGCCGTCGCTGTTTGGCGTGTTCAGCAGCTTGTGCAGGCGCGCGGTGCTGCCAGTTCCAAGCTGGATGCAATCGCCTTTTTTGAGTATGCCGGTCACGCCGTTCGTCCATCCCTTGGTGAGCAGGGTGCCGCCGGTCTGCCCTGCGCCGTCCACCAGCGGGACGCCGGTGGCCACGCCCTGCGGCACGTCATGCAGCGGCAGCCCCATCAGGAACGTGCCCCAGCTTCCCTTGAGCTCAAGGGCAAAAGCAATCCATTCCTCGAACACCGCGCGGCTGGTGCGCGGCGGCAGGCGGAAATCTACCATCCACTGTTCACCCGGCCAGCGGAAGCTCTGGCGCTCGAGCGTGAACGGGCTGGCGGTGGAGCCGATCACATGCTTCAGGCTTATCACCACACTGGCAGCGCACATGCTGCTAGGTGCTTCGAGGATAGGAGGTGTTGTCATCCGGCAGCTCCACGGCGTTGCGCGTCAGCCATGCGGCTTTCAATACGTCCGGGGCCTATAAGGTTGATCATGGCCATTTCAATGCGGCGCACTGCTCCGGCATCAGCTCCGCGCGCGTCAATGTTGTATATATTTCCGCCGCCGCCATTGCGCCAGCTTTCCGCGTCACCCGGGCGTAGCACCGCCTCGCCTTTGTGGATGTAGGCGAGGCCATCTTTGGGTACGTTATCAATACCCGTGTCGAATGAACCTATGAAGCCATCAAAAATACTTGATAATGCTCCAAGTATTCCCGTTGAACCCCCAGCACTTCCATCCGGATTAGGGCCTTGGGTTTTCCCTCCGATTATACCTGATAAAAATCCGCCTCCAGTGCTCTTGAAAGCATTAGATATTACCGACCCTACAGGTTCCGTTATCTGTTTGCGAATAAGCATCCGCAAAAGGTCATCGGCTATTCCCTTGAGCACATCCCTGAAATCCTCACCTTTGACGATCGCATCTTCGAATGCCGAAGAAAACGTGAGCCCCAATTTGTTGCCGATATCGTCCAGCCCCTTGGTGGATTCCTTCAGCTCATTGAGCTTCGCCTGGTTCTCCTGCAGCTGGTCCAGCTTACTGCGCAAGGTGTCGCGTTCTGTCTCGTTGAGTCTTATGCCTTTTTCATAAAGGTCATATTCTATCTGTTTGGCCTTCAGCGCCCGGTTGAGCACGTCTTCTTTTTCACCGTATTTGCTGATCTGCACATCGAGCAACACGGTCTCTTTGGTCAGGCCGTCAATGATGGTCTGCACTTCATCCTTGCGTTTGTTGGCGGTTCCACCGGGGGTGAAGCCTCCGCCGCCGCTGCCCGTGCCAACACCGCTGCCCTTGGGTAGTGGTGCAGAAATCAGGCTGGAGCCAAGTCCGTTTTTTCGGTCTGCGGCTTCCTGCAATGCCTGCTCGGTAATATCCTTGTCAAAAGCGCCGGAAGCAACGATGCCGAACGCAGCAAGGTCGGTGAGCAGTGCTTTGGCATCGGCGAATAATTTAACACTCTCGGCCACCACGCGTGACATTTCACCAAAGGCTGAGCCTATGGCGCGCACACCTTCGATAAACTTCGGGTCGGAATAAATATCCCGCAGGTTGCCGCTTTCACCGACAAAACCGCGCAGGAATTCCGCCTGGAAGTTCTTGACGATCACATCGCCCAGGATATCGATCTGGTCGCTCAGCTTCTCGGCATTTCGGATGAGGTCTTCATCCATCACCAGCCCCAGCGCCTCGGCTTCGGCTGCCAGTTCGTTCAGGCCTGCGCTGCCGTCCTTGAGCATGGGCAGCAATGCGCGGCCCAGCTTTGCGCCAAACGCTTCCGAAACGATGCCCGCCTTCTCAATGCCGCTTTTGGCATTCGCCACCTTGTCCGCCACCGCCAGCAGCGCCTCGGCAGTGTCGTCATACGGCAGTTTGCCCGCCGCGATCTGGTTATTGAGGAACCCGACCGCCGACTCGAATTTCTCCACCTCCACGCCGGATAGCTTTGCCGCGTACTGGAATTTCTGCACGTTGGCGACCGACAGGCTCAATTTGTCGGAAAGCTTCGCCACCGCATCGGCGGATTGAATAGCATTTTTAGCCAGCAGCCCGAACGTGGCCGCACCGGCGGTGACAGAAGCGGTGACCGTCAGCGCAAAGGCGTTGAAACCGTCGGACGCTTTCTTTACTGCGCTGTTGACCTCTTTCTCGAATGAGCTGGTTAGGTTGCGGGCTTTGCGGGTGCCTTCCTCGTATTTGGTGGTTTTCGCCACCAGATCCACATAAATGCTGCCAGCACTAGCCATTTTATCTACCGAACATTTTCACAAAGTCGTCAAATTCCGTCAGCTGCTCCTGCTCACGTACCCCGAAGGGAAGGAAGTCGCTCATTTTGCTGTTCTTCTGCCCAACAGCGCGGCAGATGAGGTTGGCGACCAGCGCCGCGGGGCGGTCGTAGCGGCGGATGTCGTTCATGGGCCCGTTCTGGTTACGGTAGCGCACCCACAGCATGTATTCCGCAAGGGTCATCCGCCCCTGCAGCTCCTTGACCGTTCCACCGAGCAGCATGGCCAGCTCGCACCACAGCTCCTCGGTGGCGGTCAGTTTTTTTCCGGTTCGTCCTCGGAGGTAGTGAATTTCAGCCCGTTGACCTCCATCACCTTCTCGATGATGGGCTTGGCCACCTCCGCACGCAGGCGGGTGACTTCGTCCACGGTGAAGCGGTTACCGTCGGCATCCGTCACACATTCAGCCACCAGCTCCGCAAAGCCCGCGCGCGGGTCGTCCTTTATCTTCTGCAGTAATGGTGCAGCCTGCAGATAGCCCACCTGCCGCACACGCAGGGTGAGGGGCTCGGTGCCATTGGGCACCTGAACCTCGGCATAGTCATCTTTGAGGTTGATCATGATCAGGTTTTCTTAAACAGGTCAGGCTGACCGGAGAACTGGACGCTGACGGTTGATTTCACCAGCGCGTTGAGCTGGAAGTCCAAAGGTACATCCACAAAGAAGCAGTCATGCAGCACCACGAAGGAGCGTGTGGTGGGAATATCGAATAGCCCATCGGTGCCGACGGTCGGCGCAGCGGTGCCGTCACTCCAGCCGATGGCCAGCTCGAACTTATCGCCGGATTTCCACAATTCGTGGATGCGCTCATGCGATGCTTGTGCGGGGTCGAAATACAGCTCAAAATTCACCTGGCCAGGCGCAAGGAACCCCGCCTCGTACGTGCGGCCGGTGGAATCGAGGCAGGTGGACTCGATCTGGTCACGTGTGGCGGAAACGCCGGAAATGCTTGCCGGGCAAGCGACGGAGATGAGGGAGTTATCGTCGGGGTCAACGATGTAGATCTGGGTGCCTTGGGTTTTCTTAGCCATAGTTCAGCCTTTCATTAGCGGTTTAGGAAAAAGTCGAATGTCAGCACAGCGCGGTAACTGCGGGTTTCCGCGTCACGCTGGAATGGCCCCATGCCGGTCATGTGCGCATGCGGCTCCAGCGCGTCGCGCGCGGCAGCGGCAAGGTCCATCGTGCTGTCGTGCGAATCGCCCCACACATCCACCTGCACCTGCAGCACATCCACATCGGGCGTGCCGTCGAGCTTATTCTGCGGGGTGCCAGTGATGACGCCGTACGTGATGTAGGGATACCCCGGCGGGTTGGGCGCCTGCCCGAAGGGGTAGATGCGCACGGGGTTGCTGCCGACGGCAGCCGCCACGGTGGCATCCGCCGAAAGCAGGGTGAAGATCGGCGGGATCATCGGCGTGCATCCTCAACGGCATCGTTCAGTTTCTGGCGGGCGTAGTCTTCCAGCGCGGCGATGGCCTCCTGCGCTTTTGCGGCTTGTGCGGGGCGCAGCCAAGGCTTGGGTGCCTGCCCTTCCTTGCCGTATTCCAGCACCGAGCCATACAGCCCGGCACGCTGGTTGTTCTTCGGGTTGAGGACTTTGCCCTCGATCTGCACCTTCACGCCCACTTCCGAACGGTTGCGGGTTTTCTTGGTGCGGATCTCTAAGTGGCTGGCGAGAAAGCCGGTGGCCTCTTCGGACACCAGCGAGCGGATGTTGGCCTCCGCTTGTTGCTTGATAACTTTCGCACCGCGGCGCAGGCCGGGGCGTAATATCTTTTTCTGCATGGCGGTGGGCAGCTTATCCAGCGTTGCCATCACCTCGCGTATTCCCGTCACCACTTCCATGCCATTGCCTCACTGCGTCATCCAGTTCCATGAACGGGAAACGGGTTAATGCCGAGCCGGGGGTGCAGTTGATAACCTCACAGCCCTGCCATTCTTCAAACTGTTTCAGGAACACCCTAAAGCGTTCGGGCCGCGTGTTATTGAGCGGCGCGGGGTGGCGCCCAAAGAAATGGTCGCCCTGCATGTCAAACCCCAGCAGCAGGATGCGTGAAGCACCCAGCCACGCGGCGATGCGCATGCCGAGCAGGCCGCTGTTGCAGCCCGTGCCGCTGCGCATAGGCAGCGCCGTGAAGTGCTCCACGCCTTCCAGCGGCATCGCGCAGAATTTCCGGCCGGCGAAAGCAAACGCATCTGCATGGTGCTGCCACCACTGGCGATCGGCGGAGGCTAGAACGTCAGCCCACGGGGCAAGCCGCCACGCATCGGAAACGGCTACCACACGGCATTCCCAGCGCAGTTTTTCAGCAAGCGCGGCGTTCATGCTGGGGCCGGTGGCCAGCACCGCCCACAGCGTCATTCGATCTTCGTCCCTTCCGAGACCACAAGCGTCAGGTAATCGCGCCCGGAGTCGGCATCGCGCAGCACACCCTCGATCAGGTAGGCCATGCCGTCATGCACGGCCCGCATTCCGGCCACAATGTCGCTGCGGTAGCGGATGACGATGCGCGCCGACACTTTGGACTGCACAGCCTGCGCGGCCACAAAGTCGCGCGCGGAGAGCGGCTCTATGGAACCCCACACATTCGCCAGCAACGTCCAGTCCGGCGTCATTGCGCCGCTGGTGGCATCTTGTGCGAAGGCAGGGCTATCGATCCTGACGCGGTGGCGAAGTTTTCCGGCCTGCATGGGTCAGCCCACCGTGGGTGTGCGCAGCGGGTAGAGCAGCGCGGTGACGGCAGCTGGCAGGAAACCCGGCTGGAACTCGGCAGAATTCTCGCGGTCCTTGTACAGCACGCCCACCAGCAGCAGGGTTGCCATACGCACTTCGTCGGGAATTTCATCTTCCACCGCCACACCGCTCGAATCGAGGTAGGTGTCGGCGGCATCTTTCAGATAATTCAGCACCGCCCGTGAGGCGGCTTTTATTTTAAGCGTCAGGTCGGTGTCATCGGCATTGGTGTCGCGGCGCAGGTGGTCGCTGGCCTGCTGGAGTGTTACAAGCATCACCATTTGCGCCCCTCCCCGTCCATCTGCGTCAGGTCACGCCCGTCGCGGCCTTTTTCGCCTTTTTCGCCGCGTTCGCCTTTGGCACCGTCGCGGCCGTCACGGCCTTTTTTCACGGCCAGCGTCCAGCCTTTGGCTTCGCCTGGCTTGCCTTCCGGTGCACCGTCGCAATGCCACACGCCGCCGCCGAACGTCACCATGTCGCCCAGTTCGTAGGCCTGTTTTTCACTGAAAACGCCCCGGTAAATGAGGCTCGGGATGGTAAACGGCATTTCGGTGGTCTTTCCGTTTGCCCGTGTGACCAGCACCGCCGCTTTGCGTTCATCGCTCAGGATGAAGTCGATCGCCTGGATGCCATCGCAGATCAGCTCCCAGCCTTCCATGCCGTTCGTGGCCTGTTTGGCGCGCCACAGCCCGCCATTATGGCTGGCATAAGTGCCTCTGAGGTAGGATTTTGACTGGTCAATGGCGGGCAGGATGTCTATCTGCAGCGCGTCGCGGCCTGCTTCGCCGTCCTTGCCGTCGCGGCCGTCACGGCCATCGCGGCCATCTTTGCCGTCTGCGCCTTTTTCACCGGACGCGCCGTTTTGTCCATCCGCGCCGTCTTTTGGGGTGGGGAAAGCGGCTATTTTTTCTTCCAGAATGGTGAATTTCTGCACAAATTCTGCGTTTTTGGCGCGTAAATCGTCATTTTCGCCGGTGAGACGGACGATCTCTGCCTGCTGTTTGCCCAGCTGCTCGGTGACGTATTCGCGCACGATCTCCGCGATCGCCGGTGCCAGTTCGGTTACATCCATTATGTGGCCTCATTATACAGGGCTTTCCTGAAATTCTCGCGGAAAGCGGCAAGAGTTACCTCTGCGGGAGGCGTTATTACGGCTGGCGCTGGCGGCGGGTTCATTTCACGTTTATCGCGGCGTGCCAGCGCGGCCAGGCTGTAATTCTGCTGCTGCAGGTACGGCGTGTCGCCGCCATCTACCGGCGCAAGGTTCTCGCGGCGACGGGCTTCGTTGGGTGCCATCCAGCCGCCGGAAATGGCATCGGAGTGCGCTTTGTAGCGTGCCTGCGTGTCCATGCGCAGCAGGTAATCCACACCCACCTCCACGCGGTAGCCATCGGGAATGTCCAGGCCTTCCTTCAGGCACAGCTCGATGCTCTCGATCAGTGTCTGAAGGCAGTCGGTGTAGTAATTCAGATTTAGGATTTCACTGTTATTGTAGGTCGGCGCGGGTGCAAACCCCACTTTGTGCGCAGGCACATGGAAGCACGAGCACACATCCTGCGCACTCCATTTGAGCTGCTCGACAAGCTGGGCGTCATTGGCGTTGATGGTCATCGCTTCATATTT